ATTATCACTCATCAAAAAACGATACCATTGGCGTAGTTTATAAAAAGTTCTTCACCTTCTTTGATGTCTCTCAGCGCTTTGAATACAAAAAGACCTAATTCGTTTTCTGTATACCAATTAACATTAGCGTTCTCTGAATGATTATAGTAAGAACCATAACCCGTAACTAATGCGTGAGTTGTCCACCTTTCACCCCTTGGAAAACAAAAAGTATAGTTTGAAAAAGCGGGAACTTGTTCGTTTTTGTTTTGTGGGAATGCTAAGAATGGGCACTCTTCTATTATTTCACCTTTAGATATTCTTTGACTTGAAAAAACACCCAAACCGTGAATTGGACTTTTCTTTAAAATTATTTTTGTAGGTGGTCTTATTTCCATTTGGTGTAAATATAAACAACAATAAAGTATTTATCAATATGGAAAATTTAGTCCCTATAACAAGATTAGGTAAGTTCTTTGGTAGAGAAGATTATGCCTTGGATATCGGTATGGGTGAAGAGTGGTTAATTGGTGACATGAACTTTACCGTTATACTTTATCGTATTGATAGATATAAAACCAAAACTGATGATGTTTATGGTGAGGTTTTGGAAGATGGAATTCAATTCTTAGCACCTGTTGAACTCAAAGGTTATGTTCAGGTTATGGCTCCTACGGGTAAAAATTACGGTAATTCTAAACTTGAATTACAAGAACCTGGTAACATGAAATTCTCAATTTATCAAAAGACTTTGGAAGATTTGCAAGTTGAAATATTCCAAGGGGATTACTTTGGTTACTATGAGAGTGAGGATAGGGTCAGATATTATGTTGTGAGTGATGATGGGTATGTTAGGTCTGATAATAAACATACGTATGGTGGATATAAGCCGTTCTATAGAACAATTGTGGCGACATATGTTAGTGAAAATGAATTTAGAGGGATATAATAAAATATATATAATTTAATAATTAATAGAATGGAATACTTAATTTCTGAAAACCAACTCAAGTTTTTAATCAATGAGATTGAATACGACCCTGAAGTTGAGAAGATTCAAAAAATTCTTGTTAAGAAATATGACTTAGGTAACTTTGGTCCAAAGAATGACGGAGTTGATGGTAAAGCAGGTCCGTTGACAAGAAAGGCTTATCAAAAAGAATTCGGTAAAGAATTAAGTTTGAAAAATAAGACTGATGTTAAATCCCCTGATAAATCTCCTGTCAAGTCAACTGGTTCATTTGATGCAGTATTGGTTGGTGGGTTAGATTATAGAGACGGAGATTTGGATATTGATTCACAAGTAAAATTATTAAATTCAGGATTGGGAAGTGATAAGAAAATAAAAGGTTTCAGATATAGCACTTCAACACGAGATATTGAAGACTTCTTGGAAAAGAATCCAAAGATTCCTGTCTACTTATTTAGTGCTGGTTGTAAAAAAGCAAATGAGTTGGCGGTAAGTCCATATGTGAACAAAAATAAACTTTTTATAATTGAACCATATGCACTAGGACCAGTTACTAAAAACAACGTTAGAGCGGCTGTAAGTAATGGGGTTCCTTCGTCAAACGTCTTTGTGGGAAAGTCAGGAGGTAGAGGTGCTGGTGTTGTAAGTGGTGCTAGTTCATCTAACTCGTCATCTCATTGGGGTGCGTTAAAACAAGTTGGATTAATGACAAAATAATTAAAGAATGCCTTTACCTAAACAAGTCAAACCAACATTACCATTAGTTCCTCAGAAGACATTGTCTGCAAGAAGAGAACAGTTGTTGGAATTTATTAATAAGGATGGGACTTATCTTCCTAAATCTGTATTACATGCTGATTTGGATAGAGGTATGTTAGATTTTGTTAAAACTGATTTAGAGGTTGTGACAGCAGGTAAAGTTGTTCCTATGGTTGATACTATCATAACAACCCAAAACTGGGCTCAGTATGTTGAAACTGCATTATTCGTTGATTTGGATTTTAACCCTTCACCACCTTTTATCACAGTTGTAAGAAGCCCTGACGTTAAATACGGAACCAATCCTGCATTACAATATACAATTCCTAATAGGAAACAATTTTATTACGCATCAGTTCCAACTTGGAATGGTAATGAACAAGGTATGGACATATACACAATACCACAACCCGTTCCTGTTGATATTAATTATAGTCTTAAGTTTATCTGTAATAGAATGAGAGAGTTGAACCAACTCAATAAAATTGTTATGCAGAAGTTTTCATCAAGACAAGCATATACTTTTATTAAAGGTCAATATGTTCCGATAATATTAAATAACGTAGCTGATGAGTCTCAAATGAATTTGGATTCAAGAAAGTATTATGTTCAAAGTTATGATTTCACCATGTTAGGTTATTTGATTGACGAAGAAGAATTTGAAGTTAAACCAGCAATTGCTAGAGTGTCTCAAGTATTCGAAGTTCAATCTGACATCAAAAGGAAAAAGAGAGACATATATCCTGAGAATCCTGATGAGTTCGGACAAAACTTTTTATTTGTTTCGGGTAATACAGTTCTTAGCGGTCTTGTTGATTATACTGTTGACATGACTTTTATTTCTTCAAATAATATTAATTCGTATGATGTTTACATCAACAACAATTATTATGGAACAGACTTGAATGTTATTCAAGTAACTTTGGATGATATCTTGAGAATTGAGGTTATCAAAAACGATAACACCTTGGATGGTAATATTCTTTTCGAAAACAAGTTAGTTTAGTTCTCTCCGTAGATATCTTTCTTTTCGACACACTTTTCCATTATCAAATTTTCTAAAAACTTATAAATTTTTATCCCTCTCTTGTCACAGTATTTTTTTAGGATTTCATGTGATTCAGGGGATATTTTTATGTTTTTGATTTCTTTCTTTGTTTTCATGGTAGAAAAAAGGCAGAATTAATTCTCACCGTTTATAAATAGATATCAGAAAGTAAAGTTTTTTCATTCAGATACTAATATTTATCATTAAAATAAATCTGCATTAGAATAATTTAATAATGGCAACAGCACAAGCAAATCAAAAAGTATTCGTTTCACCTGGTGTATACACCTCTGAAACTGACTTATCTTTCGTGGCTCAAAGTGTCGGTGTAACTACACTAGGTCTTGTTGGGGAATCCATCAAAGGACCAGCATTTGAACCTGTATTTATTACCAACTACGATGAATTCCAAGCTTACTTTGGTGGAACAATTCCAGAGAAGTTCGTGAATACACAAATCCCTAAATATGAAGCGGCGTATATTGCCAAATCTTATCTCCAACAGTCTAACCAAATGTTCTTTACAAGAATTCTTGGTTTATCTGGTTATGACGCAGGTCCATCTTGGAGTATAAGAGTAACTGCTAACCCTGACCCGACAACTATCGGTATCAACTCGGCGATTGCAACAGCTCCTTGGAGTGCGTCTTTTATTGGTTCTACAACAGGAAACACAATTACATTCGTTGGAGGTGCGTTACCAGCACCTGTGGCTTTAGATTTAAACACTCAATTTACTTTATCAAACGGTTCAACTTCAACATATGCTGAAGGTTTTAACACATACGTTGGTAATATAATTGATACTCCTTCTTTATCTGCAACAACAGCAGTTGTTTACGGGTCAATTCCTGGAACTGATTATGCGAATTTATCAGGTTATACAACAATTGTTAATGCGTTTGGAAGTGATTCAACTAATTTAGATAATAACGATTTATCATCTGGAGATAACGACCCTTGGTTTTACGCAACATTTGATATCCCTAATGGAAACAACTATTCAGGATATTCATTTGATTACGTAGTTTCTAATTTAGTTTCTTTAGGTAGCACTGTTTATAGTGGAACAGTGTCAGGTAATAGTTATACTTTTTCTGGAACTGCTTTCCTTGATTATAACAATATGGTTGTAGCTACTTTACGTTCAAGAGGTATTTCTCTTTTCACTAATAGTGCTTCAAGTCCTAATCACGGACCTGTTTATGAGGTTACTGGATTAACTGATGTTCAGTTAGTTTGTTCTGACCAATACTCAGGGGTTACTAAGAATCCTTTTGGAACTTTCTTAGTTTCTGGTGTTACAAAAGATGCAGACACGTTCTCTTTCGAGACATCGTTGTTAGCGTCTTCTTCAAAATATCTTACAAAAGTGTTTGGTATTGATAACTTTGGAAAATCGAGAAATGAAGTTCCATTGTTTGTTGAAGAAATTTATCCAGGTTCTTTAAACTACGCATTCAATCAAAGTTACATTAGAGGTTTGAATTGTGAATTAGTTGCTTTACCTGAAGCAAGAGTTACAAACTCAACAACAACAATAGCTTGGAAATTACAAAGATATCAGTCACCTAAGACTCCTTACTTTGTTTCTGAACTAAGAGGTAATAGAGTTTATAATCTTTTCAGATTTATATCTATTTCTGATGGTGATGCTGCAAATACAGAAGTTAAGGTTTCAATTGCAAACCTTTCATATAATAATATGACATTTGATATTTTGGTTAGAGATTTCTTTGATACAGACCAAAATCCTGTAGTTCTTGAAAAATATACGAATTGCACAATGGACCCAGCAACTAACAACTTTATCGGTGTTAGAATTGGAACTTCAAATGGTGAATACGCTTTAGTTTCAAGATACATCATGGTCGAAATGGCGGACGGTGCTCCTATCGATGCTCTTCCTTGTGGATTCAATGGATATACACAAAGAGAGTATGAAACAGCATCCAACCCTTCACCTTATATCGTATTCAAAACAAAATATAACTTCCCTGGCGAAGTAATTTATAACCCTCCGTTTGGAACTACTTCAGGTGGCTCTAACGCGGTTGAATCTCCTGGTGATGTTGTTAGAAGAACTTATTTAGGTTTCGCAACACAATACGGTATTGATGATTCGTTCTTACAATACAAAGGTCAACAAAACCCTATTGGTGATTGGGCACAAGCAACTGAATCTATTCCTTGGAATTATCTCTCAAAAGGTTTCCATATGGACTCAGGTGCAACCGTTGTAACAATTGGTAATATATACGACACAAGTGGTCAAACTGCTTTTGAGTGTGGTGTTGCTGAATTCAGAAATGACCCAGAGTCTCAGGAAAACCCTTACTATTTTATTTACGCTAGAAAATACACATGTTGTTTTGCTGGTGGATTCGATGGTTGGGATATCTACAGAGAGTGGAGAACAAACGAAGATAGATTCCAATTAGGTGCTTCAGGTTTCATGGCAGGTTTCGCACCTGACCCAAGATACCCAACAGCAACTGGTGATGGTATCTTCAAGAGAATAGTGGTTGAGAATAATAGAAGTGATTTTGCTAACACTGACTACTACGCTTACTTACTTGGTATCTTAAGTTTCTCAAACCCTGAATCTACAAACATCAACGTATTCGCAACTGCATCAATCAACTATATTGATAACTCAAACTTAGTTGAATCAGCAATCGATATGGTTCAATTCCAAAGAGCGGATTCAGTGTATATCGCAACGACTCCTGACTATGACATGTTCTCACCAGATGCTACTGACCCTCAGTTAATTGTTTATCCACAAGAAGCTGTAGATGCTCTCGATAACACAGGAATCGATTCTAACTACACAGCGACTTACTATCCTTGGATACTTGTAAGAGACACTGTTAATAATACACAAATCTATCTACCTGCAACAGGTGAAGTTTGTAGAAACTTAGCATTAACTGATAACATCGCATTCCCTTGGTTCGCATCAGCGGGTTATACGAGAGGTCTTGTAAACTCAGTTAAAGCGAGAGTTAAACTAACTCAAGAAGATAGAGATACATTATATCAAGGTAGAATTAACCCTATCGCAACTTTCTCTGACGTAGGAACTGTAATTTGGGGTAACAAAACTTTACAAGTTGCTGATACCGCTCTTAACAGATTAAATGTTAGAAGATTGTTATTACAAGCTCGTAAGTTGATTTCAGCGGTGGCTGTAAGATTATTGTTCGAACAAAACGACCAAATCGTTAGACAACAATTCTTAGACAGTGTTAACCCAATCTTAGATTCAATCAGAAGAGACAGAGGTTTATACGATTTCCGTGTAACAGTTTCATCTACCCCTGAGGATTTGGATAGAAATACACTTACAGGTAAGATTTACTTAAAACCTACGAAGGCATTAGAATTCATCGACATTGAATTCTTCATTACTCCAACAGGAGCTTCGTTTGAAAATATCTAATACTGATTACAGTATTTCGAAATCCCCCACCACAAATGGGGGATTTTTGTTTAATAAAGGTATTTATATGTTATGAGAAAAAAATTGATTATCAGTGAATCAGAAATCGATGAAATCCGTAGAATGTATGGATTGGTGACAGAACAATCTTCTTCATTCTCTATACCTAAAGAAGTTGCTGGTTTCATTTCAAAAATAGAATCAGTTTTTTCGTATATGGAGCTGGGTAAAATTGTGGGGAAAACATATAATGGTTCTGAAAATTTGAATCTATTTAAAAACTATGTTGAAAATACAATAGGTTTTGATTGTTGGAATAATATGAGTGATGCTTTCAAAGCACAGTTATGGTCTTATGCTTTTCAGGCTGATTCCGGTCAAAAAGGAATGTTTTTTAGATGGGTGGCTGGATTGGCGAACGCAATTGACCCTTCGATTGATAGACTTAGCATTGTTAATAAACCATTGGAAAACAAGAATGTTCAAGACGCTATAAAATTAATTAAAAAAAATTGTTCAAACATAAATGATTACTATGAACAATATTTGAATGTAGTTGATTCTCAGTATAAATCTGGTGATTATAATGATAATTACAAAAACATATGGCGATACAGACCAATTGCAATTTCAAGGTTAATGAATGGTGAAAGTTGGAATAAGGTTAAGCAAGATTGGAAATCATCTCTAAACAATGTAGTTACGACTATCCCTTCAAGGGTGGTTGATAAATCTGTTACGAAATCAACTGATAAAGTTGTTTCGGAACCAACGACAAACTCTCCATCTAAAAAGAAAGAAAAGATTACAGGTAAAGATTTACAGGAGTTTTTGGATAACATAAGAAGTAAAACAATCGGTCTCAAAGTTGATTTTGATTCTGTGAATATTGACATGGATAAACGAGAATTGACTTTTAATTTGGATGAAACCAAAGAACCTGTCAAAAGGTTGACATTTGCGGTTAACCTGCGTGATGAGAAAACTTGTGAATCTTGTGTTAACATTGGGGTAAAAAACAATGTTCCTGATAACAAAAGAATCAAAGGAAAATTTGAGAATGGGACAAGAATTTTCGAGTTGTTTGCCCTTTATTAAAAAAGGATATTTATATAATATGTTAAGAGTCATTAAAGAAGGTTTTAAAGAACCGAATAGTCCAGATATGAAATATTATGCGTTCGATTGGGACGATAATATTGTTCGCATGCCAACAAAAATCGTTCTTAAGACCGATGATGGTGAAGAGTTCGGAATGAGCACAGAAGACTTTGCAGAATATAGAAGTGAAATAGGTAAGGGTCCTGTAGAATATAAAGGTAAAACTATTGTAGGGTTTGCTAACAATCCATTCAGAAACTTTAGAACTGAAGGAGATAAACAATTTTTGGTTGACTCCATGAAAGCTAAACTCGGACCTGCGTTCGATGATTTCAGAGAAGCAATCAATAATGGTTCAATATTTGCCATCATCACAGCAAGAGGTCATAACCCCAACACACTGAAAGAAGCTGTCTACAATTACATTATAAATGATTTCAATGGTATAAGTAAAGAGAGTCTTCTGAAGAACCTTAGAAAATATAGGTCGTTCGTCGATGAGGAAGAAATGAGTGATGATGATTTAATCAAGTCTTATTTAGAACTCAACAAATACCACCCCGTTTCTTTTGGAGACGACAAGGGTGCTGCAAGTCCTGAAGAGTTAAAGGTTATTGCGATGGATGATTTTGTGAGTTATATTAAAGGAATGGCTGCAGTATTAAATAAGAAAGCGTTTCTTAAAAAAGATATAGGTAATAAATTCGTTCCAACTAAACCAGTTATAGGATTTTCAGACGATGACCCTAAAAACGTAGAAGTAATGAGTAAACACTTTAAAGATAAACCAAATAATCTAGTTAAGACTTATTCTACAGCTGGAGGAATTAAAAAGGAAGTTAAATAAAGAATATTCTTTTAGAAAAAAAAGTAAAGTAATATATTTTTCCATAAGACTATATTTATAACATATAAACGAGAAAAAACAAAACTAATATAACATGGCTGATTTATTAATGAAAATGCCGATACCTTACGAACCGAAACGCCAGAATCGATTCATCATGAGATTTCCCTCAAGCTTAGGTATTAATGAATGGTTCGTAGAATCAACTTCTAGACCATCAATCAAAATAATGTCTACAGAGATTCAATTTTTAAACACTTCTACATATGTAGCAGGAAGATTTAACTGGGATGAGATTCCTGTTAAATTCAGAGACCCAATTGGACCGTCAGCGGCTCAAGCTCTAATGGAGTGGGTTCGTTTACACGCTGAATCAGTGACAGGTCGTATGGGTTATGCTGCGGGTTACAAAAGAGATATCGACCTCGAACTATTAGACCCAACAGGTGTGGTAGTAGAAAAGTGGATTCTATACGGAACATTCTTAACGAGTGTGAACTTCGGAACGTTAGCTTACAATACAGACGCTTTGGCAGACATTTCAGCCAGTCTTCGTCCTGACCGTTGTGTATTGGTTTACTAATACTATTTATAAAAAATCAATAGAAACTATATTTAACCGTAAAGACATAAACTTTACGGTTATTTTTTTATATGGAAAATCAAGCAAGAGACTACGGTCAAGAAAACTTTACATTACCACACGACATGGTTCCATTACCATCTCAAGGTGCGTTTTATAAGAATAAAAAGAAATCACTCAAAGTTGGTTATCTAACTGCATCCGATGAGAACATTCTCATGGGTGGGGCTGATGATATCACAGCAACATTACTAAGGTCAAAAATATATGAACCTGATGTGAGAATTGATGATTTATTGGAGGGAGACATTGAGGCTATCTTGGTCTTCTTAAGGAATACATCATTCGGTCCCGAGATTGACATGACTCTAACAGACCCGGCAACAAAGAAGCCATTCTCAACAAAAGTAATTCTTGATTCACTACCGATTGTCAAAGGTCAAGACCCACAAGAAGATGGAACTTTCGTGACAACATTACCAAGGTCAGGGGTATCAATCAAATTGAAACCATTGACTTATGGGGAATTGAATGAAATAACTAAGATGGTTGATTCATATCCTATGGGTAGAGTTGCACCAAGAGTGACGTGGAGACTTCAAAGACAGATTGTTGAAATTGATGGTTCAAGTGATAAAGGGGATATTGCAAAATTTGTTGACCAAATGCCAATTTCTGACTCCAAATATATCAGAACATTCATGAACGAGAATGAACCAAGACTTAACATGTTCAAAGAAGTAATTGCCCCATCAGGAGAAAGACTAACTGTGAATGTTGGTTTTGGGGTTGAGTTTTTTCGCCCTTTCTTCTGATTATAGGAAAGGACAACTTGATGAATTCTACTACCTGAACTCATTACTTAAAATAACATACCAAGATTTTATATCAATGCCGATTTTTATGAGGAAATATCTCTTGGATAAATGGATAGAAAATAATAGAAAGGACTAAATTTTAGTCCTTTATCTATTTATAGGAAATAATTGATTTATGTTTGATGAAACGAGCACACAAGGAACCACAGACCCAAATTTAACAGGTAGTATTCCTGATATTACAACTGCGTTTAATAAACTTGAAGAAGAGGCAAAAAGAAGTTTGAAACCAATTAACGAGATTTTAAATCAAGTTAATAAAATTACAATTGCCGCTGAATCATTGAATAAAGAGTTTATTGGTGGTAGAACTAGAGTCACTGAAATGATGCAAGCTATTGCAGATGTTTCTCCCGAAGTTATTGGATTAGGTGGAAAATTTGAAGATGTTGGGAAAACAATAGATGGAATTGCTAAAGGTTCGAGAAGAAATGTTATTGCTTCAAAAGATGATATTCAAGAGTTATTCGCTACAAGTAAAGTTATAGGAAAAGACGTTGACAAACTTGTCGACCAGTTTGCAAAAGTTGGTATAATGTATTCAGATATATCTGAAAAGGTTGTAGACTCTATTAATTATGTAAACGATATAGGAGGGAACGCCAAAGCTGTCATGGCCGACGTGCTTAGTAATACCGATAAACTATCTCGTTTTAATTTCCAAGGTGGTGTTGATGGGTTGACAAAAATGGCAGCACAAGCGTCGATGTTAAGGTTCGATATGAAAGAAACTTTTGAGTTGGCTGAAAAAGTGTTAGACCCGGACCAAGCAATCGAGATGGCATCCGCATTCCAAAGACTAGGTGTTTCGGCAGGAA